GTGAGGACATATTATTGAATTATGTACCTTTTTTTCATTTTCTGGTACATTATTAGAAAACAAATGGTAGTCAGCAATTGACCACCATTTATTACACTTACCACAATTAAAATGGTATAGAATTTCTTTACTGAACTTATGCTTCATCCAATTCTTCTTCTTTTTTTATACTTTTTAAGTCTACGTCTATCTCACAAGTACCACCAGCACAAGCTAATTCACCAGTCAAATTTGTATTATCGTCTAATTCAACTACCATACCTAAATCAACGTCTTTGAGTGATTCCATCATTTGGTTGTAATCTTCTTCTGTTATGTCTTCGAACGGTGCTTGTATATACGAACCCCCATTGTAAGGTAAAACTGATAACCCATTATAAGCTTTCCTATTTTCCCACATCCACTCACCAGCTGCGTCCCATTCGTGTTCTCTTAATGAAATTGTTGCTGAAACATTATGAGTGTTTGACCCATTTCTATGTCCAGCTTTTACCCATTCTGTTGCTACTTTTTTAACTCTCTCTAGTAGTTGGAATGGTGACTCAGTTCTCATTATCGAACCTTCAGGTGCTTTTTGTGGTATAGATATTACAGCTGTATCGTGTGGTCTAAAATATTCATCCTCAACTAATTCTGGATGGTTTTCGTTTAAATAAGTGTAAATCGCTTCATTTTTACCTACACGAAGTCTTCTAACATAATAATCATTATGCCATGCATGAATTCCTGATGAAGTACCTAACGTTAATGATGTTGTTCCTGCAGGTTTAACAGTTGTACATCTAGCTGATTGATTTATCTCTATTAATTTAGATACTCTAGTATTTTCTCTTTTAACTAGACTGGCGGCCTTGGACATGTCATAAGTAAGAACTTTACCAGAACCGATACCTGTCATTGATACACCTATCAAGGCGTCTTTTTCAGTTGTTTCTTGCCACACTTCCCTTAAATAGTGAAATGAGGTATACCCCGCTTGTAGTGTACCTATAAATGCTGCTGTTTTTACTCTTTCGTTTAAATCTTCTTGTGATTCTATATTTGACACGTTTACCTCACAAAGGTTACAGAATTGATTAGGTCTTAGTGCGATTTCACAACATGGGTTTGTCCCCCAGTCTTTGTCATTATTAAGGTATATACCTGGTTCTCCAGCTCCTGATAACTCAACTCTTTTCCATAAATCCATAAAGAATTCTTTGGTTATTTTGTGTCTCATTAAGCAGGCTGAGTTGTTAGCTCTACCTCTTTGTGGGTTTAGTTCCCACCAATTACCAGATTTACACCCAATCATTTGTTCGTCATCAGCACTAAATAAACTAATAAGTGCAGCTCTACGAATACCACCAGCTAAAACAGCGTCCGCTATATGACAAACAATATCATGAACTTCAATAGTACTTAGTTGTTCTCCATTTTCTTTTTGGTTTAATAGGCCTTCAATTTTAACTAGACATTCTTTAAGTGGTTGTGGTCCTGGTGCTTTGCCTCCTGATGTGATTAATCTAGCTCCTTTAGGTCTGATATCAGAATAATCGAATTCTACCCTAGAACCACCACCATTCATATATGTTTTCATTAAAACTTTAATTGCGTCTGCCCACCCTTCGATTGAGTCACCAATTAAAAATCTTTTCTTTCTCTTTTGGTATGGTTTTTGAATTACTGGTAGTTTAGCGACGTGATGTCTTTGTACTGAATATCCAACACCTGTTCCACCCAACAATAAAAACATTGTTTCACTAAAAGAATCAATATGGTCAATAGGTAGGTACGCACAGTTGTAAATTCTGTTTGGGGATATCTCAATCGGTTTACCACCGAATTGCATACTCCTCATAGATGGTAACACTTTTTTATCGTATACTAATCTATATTTCTCACCAATCTCATCTTTTAAGTGTGGATATCTTTTTTGGTGCATTTCTTTATTCCTAGTCACCAATTCATCCCACGACTCTCTTCTATTTAGTTCTGGTAGGTATTTTGCGTACTTCATGTAGACAGTAATATCCGACAGAATCTTATTTGATACTTCCATATTTTAATTTTTATTAATTATTTTTTATTTATTACTTGTTCCCTTCTTTGTAGAGCTTTGGCAACTCTCTCCCTATTTCTATTGGTTTTTTCTTCTTCAAAACCTAGGAACGTTTGTGTGGTTTCTGTATTAATTTCTAGTGTTCCATTATCAAACTTACAATTTTCAAATATAACACCGTCTCTACCTAATCTAGATTTTACAACAGCTATGGTAGCTAACCCAAGTTCTTTTTGTTGTAAAGTTTTAGCTACAGATATAATAACGTGACCAACTTGTGCTTTTTTAATTGACCCACCCATCATGTCTGTGGTTACAACTTCAGAACTTATAGAAGTTCTATTTCCTTGTGTGGCTGTCCATCCCGCTATGTCTAATTCATGACACATACCTTCAAATTTTCTCATAACTGAACCTTCACCTTTCCACTCATCATTAAATGCACGGTCTGGTAATATACAATCTATATAATCTATTAAAATCATATCTAATTTTATACCTTCCGATATTATTTTCCTTACTTGGTTTTTTATTTGAAGTATGGTCATTTCGTCTGAAGGTAATTTTTTTAGTATTAACTTACCACCAGTTTTTTTCATTTCGTCAGCTTTATCCAAAACTGTTTCTTTATGTTCACTTAATTTGTCATTAGGTATACCAGTCCAACACGTAAAATGTTTTCTTTGTATTATCTTTGGGTTATCTTCAAAAAATATTTGTAGTACGTTATACCCCATATTAAATGCCGTATTAGCAAATCTAGTTAACATAGTAGTTTTACCAACACCGGTAGGTGCTAATACCACACCTATTTCTCCTTTGGCTAACCCACCGTTCAATATGTTATCTAACCCGTCTACCCCTGTTGGTATTGGGTGTCTATAATCTTCCTCTAATAATTTTTCTAGTTCTGTAAAAATTTCAAAACTACCTTGGTCTCCGTCACCTATTTTAATAGCGTCACGAATTAATTCCTCACATTTATCATAACTTTCGAAATCACCTTTCTCCATTATACTTTCTACTTTACGAATAGCCTTTTTAAGTTCTTGTTGTTTACAAAAATTTAAAGATTTTTCTTTAATAAAAAGATGGTCTTCAAATGAAGCTTCTTTAATCTCTTTTAACATATCAAAAATATTTTTTCTTGCCATTTCCGAAGAAATCTCTATCCTTGTTAGTTGGTCTATAGCGTCAAACGATGGTGCTGTTTGGTATTTTTCGTAATATTCTTTGATTAATTGCATAATCAATCTAAAATATTGGTTGTCAAAATATTTAGGTATTATAGCATCTATTATAGACTGAAAAAAAGTATTGTCAGTAATAACTAGATTTAATAATTTTAGTTGGAAGGTATACCCTAGGTATCCAAAGTTTGTGGTTTCACTCATCTATAATTTTATTTAGTAATAAATACTTTATTCACTAACCATTAGTGAATAATCTTGGTAGTAGGTAGTAACTTTTCTACTTGACAGTACTTCTGTTAGTTCTCTTAGTATACTAGAAATTTGTGGTCTTATATCTACCGTATACCTCACTTTCGGGGGGTAGACGTCGGCAGGTAGGATTCTACTGTATATAGATTTGTTACCTTTCTTAATAGTTATCGTAAAATCACCTTCGTCAATTACCTGTTGATTTGGATTTTCTCTAAAATTACTATCCAACAAAAATAAAGTTTTTTGTTTTAGTCGGTCTTTCATGTCATTTATAATGTCTGACATAGTCTCGTGTAGGTCTAAAGAAAATGCTGAATTATTGTTAAAGTTTCTTACTGAAAAGAATCTTTGACATACAATATTTTTTCCTAGTGTTAGTACAAATTCACATTTTTGTGTGTTATCGGTTTTATTTTTCATTTTTTATTTTTTTTTTACTTTTATAAAAATCTTTTTCTATTCTTGTTAATCTTAAAAATGGCCTTACAAAATCAACCCAAGCATCATTTGTTTGTGGTAAAATATTAAGTAATCCATCTGACATCATCAAGTTTAAAGCATTTTTCCATTCTCTACCTTCTGGGTCTATAGCTTCTTTTGATAATTCCTTTATTCCTTTTACAGCTTCTTCAGTTAGGAATTGTTCCCCAACGCCAATAATATCGTAGTTTGTGTTTAAAATATTTTTTTTATCGGCTATTCTTGTATCTTTTTGTGTAATACCTTCCAGTATGTTTTTTTCTTTTTCTGTATTTTTTTCTTTAGATTCTATTGTTTCTATAACTTCTTTTAAAGTTACTTTTTTTTCTAGTA